CCGCACAGCTTCCGGGATCAGTGAGTATTCTTCTTACATATTCATTTAAAATTGTTAATAATAATTTACCCGCAAGTCTTACATTTTCAATTCTAAACAGTGAATTAGCAATTTTAGTTCGTCAGCAATTGGGAGCCCCTTTCACTTTGGGATTATGCTACATTACACAGATTAACTCAAATCTTTAAAATATTTTATTTTTTGCATATATCACAGATTCAAACAATAATATTATTATACATACAATTATAAAAATTACTAAACCTAGCATTATATATATTATACTACTTTTATATATATTGTATATTTTACCCCCGAGAAAAAATATAAAAAAAACCGCCGGACACAAGAGCGGAATTAGGGGGAATTTTTTTTCTTTAGTGTGGTTATTTGGTACAAATAATCAAAAAAAAAACCATCTATTACGACTCGCAGGCCCGCCGGGCTTTTTTTCTAGTTTTTCCGACTCTGGCGTAGCCACCTACATGATATATTTTACAAATTTATTTATTGTACCGGACATATAAAATTAGTACTAGGTAGGACCGATTTAATACCGTATAGAAATATTTATTTTTATTAAGGGATTTCATACAAAAATAATAATATAGTACCGAAGGCCCGATTTCCACTAATATTATATAGACTCATTTTTGAGGATATAGGAGAGGTTATTTAGGTGAGCGAAGCGAAATATGTATCATTAGGGACGAAGGCCATAATGCCTAAATAACCTTCCGTAAATGTTTTTTTCGTAATTTTATTAAATTTATTTATACAATATTAAAACAACATTTCCGGGTATTGTATGCCGCCAGAATGGACGGCTTACAAATACCCTATTTTTTTTTAGATATATAGAAATTTTCATTAGTGTCAAATAATTAAAATTAATTAGGCCTAAATAAAAATTATCTAGTACTATTATATAATGGAGCAGCGGGCAGCAATCAAGGGATATGATATTACTATATATGAAACTGTAAAAGATTTAACATTTTCATATATCCAGATTGGGGAGATGTTAAAATTATTAGGTTCGAAATTTGTTTTTCAACTCGAAGAGGGGGAGAATAAAATTCGACATTTTCAAATCAGAATAAATTTAATTAATCGATTGCGCGCAGCGCCATTATTAAAATTAATATTTAATTCTTTAAAAATAACTGATAAAAAAAGTTATATTTATATCTCACCGACTTCAACGGGTATTCATCAACATAAAAATTTTAATTATGTGATGAAGCTAGACGGGAGGATAGCCGGCCCTTGGAGTAATACAGATTTCAATAATCAAGAAGAAAAATTTATTATTGATGAATTAAAAGACGTAAAATTTGAAAATTTGCGGCCTTTTCAAAAATCTTTATTAGAAAAATCAAGAATAAAAGATAGACGAAGTATAGATATTATTTATGACCCGAACGGCAATAATGGAAAAGGATTTTTCGGAGATTATATGAGGTTACATGAAAATGTATGTATTTTACCGAGTATAGATGATTATAAATTAATCATTCAACACACTCATTGTGTATTAGCGGCCAGGATAAAAAAATATGGTAGCGATAAAAGAGATATACCATTATTTATATTAGATATGCCTAGAGTATTCGACCCTTCTCATATGACTAATTTAATGGGAGCGATAGAGACCATTAAGGGAGGAGTTGTGGTGGACTATAGGCACAAATCGAGCGAAGAAATTATTTTTAATAAACCTAGAATTTTTGTATTTACAAATAAGCCTATAGATTTATCATTATTTTCTAAAGATAGATATAAAATTTGGAGAATCAACGAAAACTATGAATTAGTTTCTCACATGTTCGAGGACGCCCTATAGAGCGTCAATGGCCCCTACTTCGTACGGGCCATTAAATTATTTAATTTTATTTTATATATATAGATTTATTTATATATAGAAATATTTTCTAATTACATATTATATATGCCGAGACGACCAGCAACAGCAACAGCAAGACCCCGAAGGGTTTATAAACAAGAAATTAAACAGGCTAGACGATATAACCGTGTTCAACGGGTAGTAAATCAGCCAGTTCGAGCACAGGCTAGACGAGATATGAGTAATGAATTTTTAAGAGGTGTTGGGCGCGTAGCCGCGCCCCTAGCTTCTCAAGCCTTAGGCGCTTTAGCTTCCCGGGGTATGTCAATTATCCGGGGACAAGGTGATTATGATATTTCGGGAATAAATCATAATAGTTTAATTGGTAAATTATCGCCGGCGGTACCTCAATTTACTAACGGGACTGATGGATCAGTAGTTATCACGCATCGAGAATATATTACTGATATATTAAGTTCTACAGATTTTAATAATCTTACATTTCCTATTAATCCAGCCCTTCCTTCTACTTTTCCATGGTTGAGCCGTATCGCCGCAAACTTTGAACAATACTCTTTTGATGGGTTAATTTTTGAATTTAAAAGTACTAGTTCGGACGCACTTAATTCGACAAATACGAGTTTGGGTGTATGTGTGTTAGCCACGGAGTATAACTCGATTGCTCCAGCATATACAAATAAATTACAAATGGAGAATGCGATTTTTGCATGTTCTACAAAACCTAGTTTAAGTGTAATACACGCCGTTGAATGTGCGCCATCACAAAGCCCTTTAAATATTCTATATACACGTACAGGCTTTGAAACAATAGGCACTAGCGATTTAAGATTTTACGATTTAGGCCGGTTCAATATTGCTACTGTTGGGATGCAGGCAATAGGTGCGAATATCGCCGAATTGTGGGTTTCTTATAAGGTGGTTTTGAAAAAATCGATTTTTCTAGAAGCGGGCCTAACTATCCCTACATATTCATTAAAATTTGAAGATGTTGATAATGCTAAAGCATTATTGGGACAAGCAGTAAGCCAGGTAACAAAAATTAATACTTTAGGGCTAGTGGTTAATCAAACATTTAACGCGGTATCTTCAATATGTAGTAGTATTTTTACATTTCCGCCCGGTTCGGGAGGTAATTATATTTTAAATTATCAATTAACAGGGGAGCTATCAAGCGCTATTTTAAATACTAGATTTTTTACAGCTAACCCTTTTAATAGTTTAGTAAATATTCAAGAAAGATTTATATATCCATCTAATGAAGGTAAATTCGGACTCGTAGCGGATTCTAGGGCCTACAACGCAAATTTTACAGCCGCACAGCTTCCGGGATCAGTGAGTATTCTTCTTACATATTCATTTAAAATTGT